CGCATTCTCGGCAAAGAAAAGCGATGGCTTCAATCCCTCGCTTGCAATATGCGATGAGGTTGCGGCTTGGGAAGGCGATAAAGGGCTCAAGCAATACGAGGTATTAAAAAGCGGTATGGGAGCCCGCCCCGAAGGTATGCTTTTATCTTGTACCACTTCGGGATATATAAACGATTCTATCTACGATGAGTTAATAAAGCGGAGCACCCGCTTTTTACTCGGGGACAGTAAAGAACGAAAGCTTCTTCCGTTCCTGTATATGATAGACGATATCGAGAAATGGAACGATATCAACGAGCTGAAGAAAGCAAACCCGAATTTGGGCGTATCGGTCTCGGTTGACTTTATGCTCGAAGAGATCGCGATTGCGGAAGGCTCTCTTTCAAAGAAAGCGGAGTTTATAACAAAGTATTGCAACCTAAAACAAAACTCATCTCTCGCTTGGCTCGATACAAAGACGGTTGATTCCTGTTTTGGGGATCCGTTAAACCTTGAGGACTTCCGTTCCTGTTATTGTGTTGCCGGGATAGACTTGTCACAGACGACAGACTTGACCGCGGCAACGATAGTTATTGAGAAGAACGGCGAGCTTTATGTATTCGCTCACTTCTGGCTCCCGTCTGAAAAGATAGACGATGCCACGGCGCGGGACGGCTTGCCTTATCAGATGTATATCGCAAGAGACTTGTTGAGTGTTTCCGGGGAGAACTTCGTTGATTATCGGGATTGCTACAATTGGCTTGTGGGTATGGTAGAGAAATACGAGATCCTTCCGTTAAAGGTTGGATATGATAGATACTCCGCTCAATACCTTATTCAAGACCTTGAGGCTTATGGCTTCCAGACGGATGATGTTTTTCAGGGAGATAACCTCTGGATAGTCCTTCAGGAGATGGAAGGCTTGATGAAAGACGGGAAAGTACATATCGGAGACAATGACCTCTTAAAAATACATCTTTTGAACTCGGCGATAAAGATGAACAACGAGCGCGGGCGCGGGCGGCTCGTAAAAATCAACCCCGCAATGCACATTGACGGAACGGCGGCTCTTGCAGATGCCTTTTGTGTCCGTCAGAAATGGTACAACGAAATCGGCGGACAGTTAGCGAACGATTAAAGGAGTTTTAAATGTCGCTTTTTGAAAAACTATTCAGACCAGAAAAGAACAAACCCTCGGACGAAGCTCTTGCGAACGCAAAGGGCTTTTTTTATGAGCTCCGAGGATATAACCCCGTATTCCACGATTGGCGCGGGCAGATTTATGAGAGCGAACTTGTACGGGCGGCGATAGATGCACGGGCAAGGCATATCTCCAAACTCAAGATTGAGATACACGGCTCCGCTCGGCTGTCGCTTAAAAACAAGATGCTCCTTGCACCGAATCAATGGATGACCTGGGCGCAATTCTTGTATCGGGTGTCAACCATTCTTGATATACATAATACCGCCTTTATCGTGCCCGTTGTGGACGATGACTTGAACACCACGGGCTATTATCCCGTCTTACCCGAACGATGCGAAATAATCGACTACAAGGGCGAGCCGTGGTTAAGGTATAAATTCTCCCACGGTGACACGGCGGCGGTTGAACTTAGGAAGTGTGCAATCCTTACGAAGCATCAATATCGGGATGACTTCTTCGGGGAACGGAATAACGCACTCGATGAAACGATGAAACTCATCCACATACAGAATGAGGGTATCGAGGAAGCGGTCAAGAACTCCGCTACTTATAGATTCTATGCGAAAGTGAACAACTTTACAAAACCCGAGGACCTTGCGAACGAAAGAAAACGCTTCTCCGCCGAGAACTTAACAAAGGATGCGGAAGGCGGCGGGATCCTGTTGTTCCCGAACACTTACGGCGAGATACATCAGATAGACCAAAAGACTTGGACGGTCGATGCGGACCAGATGAAGCTCATCCGGGAAAACGTTTTTGATTACTTTGGCGTTAACGATGAGATACTTCGGAACTCCGCAAAGAGTGACTTGTTAGATGGATTCTTTAACGGAGCGATAGAGCCGTTCGCTATACAGTTTTCCGAACGGATGACGATGGCAATCTACTCGGAAAGAGAAAGACAGGCGGGGAACGAACTTCTTGCGAACGCTAACCGCCTTCAATATATGACCGCCTCTGAAAAGGTCGCACTCGCACAGCAGATGTTAGACCGAGGCGTTATGTCAATCAATGAAGCAAGAGAACTGTTGAACTACGCGCCCGTTGAAGGTGGAGACCTTCGGACTATAAGGGGCGAGTACAAGGATGCAAGCGGCATCGAAGAAACGGAGGGAATGAACAATGCCACAGATGACGAATGAAAGAGAGTACCGCGACTTTACTCTTGAGATTAAAGCCCCGGACACAGAAGAAGAAAAAACAATGGTAGTTGAGGGCTACGCCTCAACATTTAATGAGCCTTATGAACTTTATTCAGATAGCGAGGTGAGAATCCTCGAACAGGTAGATCCGAAGGCATTTGATGAAGCGGATATGTCTGATGTGATATTCCAATACGATCACAGGGGACGAGTATTCGCCAGAATGTCGAACGGAACTCTTGATGTTAATCCCGATGAACACGGACTTGCTATCCGTGCAGATTTAGGCGGCACGGATATAGGCAGACAGTTATATGAGGAAATACGCGGCGGCTACACAACAAAGATGAGTTACGGCTACACGGTAGCGGCTGACAAGTGGGATGAAACCCGCGGCGAAGATGGTGTGCTTACCGAGATTAGAACAATAACAAAAATCTCGAAAGTATATGATGTTTCGGCGGTGTCTTTACCGGCGAACGATGGAACTTCTATCACGGTGCGAAACCTTACTGACGGAGTGATCGAGAAGGTTAAGGCGGAGAGACTTAAAGCACTTGAGTTGAGACGAAGAAAGACAATGATGCTATTGGAATTAGGAGGATTTTAAAGATGACAGTTGAAGAAATCAAGGCAATGGATGCGGAAATGATAGAAACCCGCAGGGCTGAAATCAGGAACGAACTCGTTGAAGCAGACGAGGCGAAGATGTCCGAACTTGAGGACGAGATCAAGGCTCTTGAGGAAAGAGCAAAGACAATCGAAGTTGAGAACCGCAAGGCTGATATGCTCGCGGTAGTTAATGGAGCGGGCAAGGTCGTTGCAGAGGCTCCGAAACAGGAGGAAAAGAGAGATATGACAAATTCAAAAGAGTATATGGAAGCATATGCAAACTACATCAAAACAGGCGATGATAGAGAGTGCCGCGCACTCCTTACAACGAACGTAAGCGGCGTTGTGCCGGTTCCCGAAATCGTTGATGAGATAGTAAGAACGGCTTGGGACCGTGACGAGATCCTTTCCCGCGTAAAGAAAACCTACGTTCGCGGCAATCTCAAGGTTGCTTTCGAGCTTTCCGCTGATGGTGCTTATGAGCACACAGAAGGGACAACGGCACCGACCGAGGAATCCTTACAGCTCGGTATCGTGACAATGGTTCCGAAGAACATCAAGAAGTGGATAACAATCTCTGATGAGGCGGTTTCCCTGGGCGGAGAAGCATTCCTTCGTTATGTATATGACGAACTCACATATCAGATAGTTAAGAAGCTCGCTGATCTTATCGTAACGGATATCAAGTCACTTTCCGACACGGCATCCGCATCGGCACCGAGTGCGGCAAAGATCACGGAGGCTCCGGGGCTTAACACAATCGCGAACGCTTTCGCAAACCTCTCCGATGAAGCACGCGACAATGTAATCATTATGAACAAGCTCACGTATGCGAACTTCAAGGCGGCACAGGCGGCGGGCAACTTTAATGTGGATCCGTTTATGGGACTTCCTGTTCTCTTCAATAACAGCCTTCCCGCTTATACAAGCGCATCCGATTCCGCTGTATATGCAATCGTTGGTGATCTTAACGGCGCACAGGTTAACTTCCCGGAGGGCGATGAAGTGCTCATCAAGTGGGATGACCTCTCTCTCGCTGAAAAGGATCTTGTAAAGGTAGTTGGTAGAGAGTACGCGGCTCACGCTGTAACCGCTTGCGGCAGATTTACCAACATCGCAAAGCCGTCATCCGCATCATAAGATGAAGGTCAGGCTTTTAAGAGATGCAAAGATAAAGCACAACGCCGGGGAAATAGTAAATGTTTCCCCGGATGAGGCTTTTTATCTCTGCTCTCTCGGCTCGGCGGTTGAGGTAAAAGAACCGACAGCGGCAACGGCTGAACCGAAGAAACCGATTACAAAGGGAAGGGTTAAAAAATGAAATTACTTATCGCGATGCCATCGCTCGACTATATGCACTCGGAGACCGTTATATCCTTAACGCGTTTGATAATGCGGTTAAAGGATGAAGGCGTTGATTTTGATGTTGAGATCAAGACGGGGACACTTGTATATGTCGC